AACCCCAGCGCCAACAACGTACCTTATTGATTATGGAGAATTTGATGAACAAGAACCAAAAAGCCTTTATTGCGGCTTCTGAACGCAAGTATGGTGTGTCTGCAACTTTAACCCGTGACCAGATTAGTGATTTGGTTGAAGAAGCAAACCTGCCTTATCCATTCTGGTTGACCTCTAAAGCCGAACACCGTGCTGGTCGTGGTGCTTACCAAGTGCCGATGTTGCCTGCTTCTGAGTTGCCTAATGCTATCAAGGTAGCAGAACCTGAACTGGCAGAAGTTGACCTTGCACAAGTTGTGGTACTGCGCCAACCTAAGTTGCAAGATGATTCCGATACCTCAATCCCTGTAAAGTATCCCGATTATGTTCCATTTGGATTTTTTAAAGACTTGCGTAATATCGTTAAATCTAATATGTTTTATCCTGTGTTCATTACAGGACACAGCGGCAATGGTAAAACCTTAATGGTTGAACAAGTGGCGGCCGAGTTGTCTCGTGAATGTATTCGGGTAAATATTTCAATTGAGACAGATGAATCCGACCTTTTGGGTGGTCCTACTCTTGTTAACGGTAATGTGGTCAATCGTGATGGTCCAGTAATTATCGCCATGAAGCGTGGTGCAATTTTGCTAATTGATGAAGTGGATCGTGGTAGTTCAAAATTGATGTGTTTGCAAGGTATTTTAGAGGGTAAACCTTATTACAATAAGAAATCTGGTGAGTTGATTGTGGCTAAACCTGGTTTCAATATCATTGCTACCGCCAACACCAAAGGTATTGGTTCTGATGAAGGTAAGTACCTTGCACAGATTTTGGATTCAGCATTCTTGGAACGGTTCCCTATTACTGTTGAACAAGAATATCCTGACGCAAAAACCGAAACAAAAATACTATCACCTCTGATTGATGACCAAGATTTTGTTAAGTGTTTAGTTATGTGGGCCGAGGTGGTCAGAAAATCATATGCCGAAGGTGCTATTGATGAAATTATCTCCACTCGCCGTTTGGTGCATATCGCCAAGGCTTATGAAATCTTTAAGGACAAAATGAAAGCAATCACTTTGTGTGTAAACCGTTTTGAAGAAGAAACAAAAACGGCCTTTCTGGATTTGTATTCAAAGATTGATGCCAAGGTCAATGCAACTGAAGCACCTGTTGTTGAAGCACCTAAAGCAGACCAAGAAATTCCATTTTGATGTTATAATTTCTTATAAATAAGTGTAGGTCGCCACCCACCACAGGCGCACCCACTCTAACAGTTTATAAGGAACTATCAGCATGTCTATTTATAAAGACAATTTTGTGTTTTATGTTTATGCATATTTGAGGCCAAATGGAAAACCCTATTACATTGGAAAAGGTAAAGATAACCGGATGTGTGATAAACGACACAGTGTTTTTGTGCCAGATAAAAAACACATTGTCATTCTTGAAAAAAATTTAAGCGAAATTGGATCTTTTGCTTTAGAAAGAAGATATATTCGTTGGTATGGAAGATTAGACAATAACACCGGTATTTTGGAGAACAAAACGGATGGTGGCGAGGGATCCTCCGGTTATACTCAAAGTGATGAACACAAATCTAAAAGAAAACTTTTTGAAGAAGGAAATAAATTTGGTGTACTCAACAAAGGTATTAAAAAATCCCAGACACACACAGAAAAACTGAGAATTGTTAATACAGGTAAAGTTATGAGTGCTGAATCCTCCGAGAAAAAAAGAAAAGCAATGATTGGTAAACCCGGACCGAATAAAGGAAAGTCTTTACCGGACTCTTGGAAGGAAAATATGAGTAAATCCAACAAAGGTAAAAGTAAATCGGATAATCATAAAGAAAGACTAAAAAGTCATTTGAATAGTTTACCTAAGTTGGTTTGTCCTCATTGCAAAAAAGAGGGAAGAAATGGACCTATGATGACTTGGCATTTTGATAAGTGTAAGTTGATTCAAAAGTCTTAATTTTAATTTTATATTATGGAGTTATTATGGTACGAGCAAAACGCAGTGGTAAGATTAACCGTCATGAACGAATTACTCAAATTTTATTGAGTGGAAACCCTACCACACCAGAAGAAATTTTACAGTGTCTTCAAGGTACAGACCAGGAAAAGGTTGGTTATAGAATTTCCACCAACATCTATAACATCCGATTGGACGGTGGTGTTATCAAGGTACATAAAGATGGCCGTAAAGTAAAAGCATATCAGTTGATGAACGCACAAGAGTTTAATGCGGATGGTCGTTATGTTGGACGTAAGGTTGTTGAATCTGTGAATAAGAATGAAAATGTTCCTGAAATTGTAACTGAAGAATTGGAAACAGTATGAGGTTGAAGGTTCTCAGTAAATTTGTTGATGGCCTCACAGCAGGACCAACCGCATTGGAAATGGCTGAACGTGAACTTGAAGAAGCAAAAGTAGATATTCTAAAGGCATTCACCAGTCGTGAATATGCTGATGCAATGGTGCAATACAACCAATCACGTATTGATAGGTTGACCGATTACATTGCAATAAATAAGAAACCACTTTAAGGAACATTCATGTATAAGCCAATGCTTTTGCAAATCAAAGAGTTGATGGATTTACATCTCTCGGTTTATGAAATTGCCCATAGACTGAAAATTGATATGGATGTTGTGCAAACGGCAATGGAAATTATACAAGGATGGGTAGCATGAACATACTAGAAACATTAAGAACACAAAGATGGGATGACCATAGGTATTACCATCACAGCCGAATCAACCAATTCTTACATTTGATATCTGCATGTTCGTTTCTAGTTGCATATGTTTATTTGTTCATTGATCCTGTTGTATCATCATACATTGCATGGTTGATTGCTATGATGACACGACAAGCAGGCCATTTCTTCTTTGAACCAAAGGGATATGATGAATACAATAAAGCAACCTTTAATCACAAAGAAGATATTAAAGTTGGCTTTAATTTGAACCGCAAGCGTATTCTATTGTCCTGTTGGTTGGCAGTGCCCTTGTTAGCATACTTTGATGCAACCACAATGAACCTATTGGTGCCACAACAAGATACAGAAACATTCTTCAATCGTGTAGGTATGGGTTGGTTGTGGTTGGGTATCCTAGGTGTTGCATTTAGGTCGGTACAGTTGATGGTCAAAGAAAACTTTGAGACTGCCATCACATGGGTAATAAAAATCTTGACAGACCCGTTCCATGATGTTATGATATACCGTAAATCACCACTTTATTTGATGAAAGGTCAGTTGATTGACCCCGACTTGAGACAAGACTATGAATGAACGAATTAAAGAACTTGCTGAACAGGCTGAATTTTCCGAAAAAGACCTGCACATTCAAGGAGATAATTTTCAAAAGTTCGCCGACCTATTGATTGATGAATGTATCAAGATGGTACAAGCAGCACCAATACATAATTGCTACACAACATTTGACAAGAGTATGGCCGATGGCGCCAAACACGATATCATTAAATTCTTAAAACTATCACTAAAATGAACGAACACGATAAACGAAACCTCCGATTCTTGTTAAGCCTTGGTAAGGTTGGTCTAATGAGGTTTCTATCACAGGCTTCAGAAGATGATATGTTATATGCGGCAGAATTGTTGAACCGACACAAGGCCGAAGTTGAAGGTAATGCTGAAAAGTATGAGAATAGAATCTATGAGTATGTGTCGCAGGATGATTTTGAAGTTGATGATTTTCCGGATGCAAGAGAGTATTTGAGTAAGTTTACATTGAAGAAGTGAAACAGGAGTTATATTATGAGCGAAGTGAAAGAAATTGTTGGTACTGATCCAGAATTCCAAGAATGGTTGAAGGGCCATTTGCGTGAAGGTGTTGTTACTGTTACCTTCACCAAAAAGAATGGTGATGAACGTGTGATGAAATGCACACTAAACGGCGAGCAACTACCACAAATCCAAAAAGAAGCAACCGAAGTATCTGAGGTTCGCCAAACATCCAATACATCATTGGCTGTGTATGATGTTGAAGCACAAGGCTGGCGTGCGTTCAAGTGGGAATCGGTTAAACAAGTTAGTTTTACAATTGGAGAATAATTATGGCTACATGGAAAGTATCACCTGAATTTAAGAAATCTGTTGTAGAGGTACAAGAACTTTACAAAGAAGGCGTTGGCACTATTAGAAACGAACTTACATGGCGTTGGGGTGAGTTTGAAATTGAAACAGAAGATGATAATCCACCTGATATCAGTGAAGGTGTGGACATCTTTGATTGTGGTTACGATTTTGGTGAATGGTCAACTGATGATGGTTGCGGTGAAGATTTTGACCTAGATGATATCGATGATGAAGAACGTGAAAAGATTGAAGAATTCTTGGAAGAAAATTCATGGTTAGATTTAGATGGCCATGATGGTTGGAGTTTCTCAGAATCATACATGTATATCCGTTCTCCTCTTGTAATTGAATTGATTTAAGAATGAAATCAATTTTCGGTATGTTATTGGTTGCAATATACATACTATCATTGATTGCAGACACAGTATATGTCGTGCAGTTTTGGGGTTGGATTGCTTGGTGGTTTCTGTTTACTGTTTGTTGCCTAGCAAGATATAAGTATGATGAATAAGTGGTTGACATCCGGTCCAGATGTGATACAATGGCAACCTTAGGAGATTAAAATGAAATTTGCACTATGCTCGGACCTACACCTGGAATTCGCACCAATTGAATTGAACAACACCGAAGGTGCTGATGTATTGGTCCTGTCCGGTGATATTTGTATTGCCAAAGAACTTGGTTACACCGATACCGGCCGGTCAGTTCGGTTCATGGATTTCTTCACACATTGTTCCGAACAATTCAAGGATGTAATCTATATCATGGGTAACCATGAACACTATCACGGTGATTTTACTAAGTCATATGACCAATTGATTACTGCATTGGCTCACCTGCCTAATATCCATGTATTGGAAAAAGAACATGTAACTATTGGTGATGTAACATTCATTGGTGGCACATTGTGGACTGATATGAATCAAGAAGACCCATTGACAATGCAGGCTATTGCAGGCATGATGAATGACTTCCGTATCGTTGACAACGGTAAAAAAGTGGTGCAATTCCGTGATTCTGATGGTAACACACATGAACGTGTTGGTAGACTAATGCCAGAAGATGTTGTGGTTGAACACAAACAAATGTTGGAATATATCCGTAATGTTGTGGACGGTAAATTTGACCAGAAGTTTGTCATTGTTGGACACCATGCACCGTGCAAAATGTCCACAAAGCCACGTTATCAAGACCATAAAGTGATGAATGGTGGTTACAGTTCAAATTTGGTTGACTTCATGCTTGACCGACCACAAATCAAAGTTTGGACTCATGGCCATACACATGATCCATTTGATTACATGATTGGTTCTATTCGCATTGTTTGCAACCCTCGTGGTTATGATGGTCATGAAGACCGTGCTGACCAATTTAAATTACAATACATTGAGGTTTAAATGAAAGTCTATATATCAGGTTATCGCAACCATTGGGTAAGTCCATACACTATCCTGGAAACTATTTGTTTTTGGGAAAAAGATACAGACGCATTCTATGACCTTGAAGAAAAAGGTAACAAGTATACAAATTGGGTGAACTTTCTTAATCCAATTTGCGAAGCATGGCAGAAGTTATTGGACATTGTGCATCCTAGAATCAATTATGTGAAGATTGACAAATACGACACATGGAACATGGACAGCACATTGGTGCCAATTATTCTACCCATATTGAAACAATTGAAGACAACTAAACATGGCTCTCAAATTGTGGATATGGAAGATGTGCCAGAAGAATTGAGAGTAACCAGTACCGAAGCATATGATGCTCAAAGTTGTTTTGAATTTTATCATGAAGGTGATGAAGATTTGAATTATAAAAATATCCACGACCGTTGGGATTGGGTCATGGATGAAATGATTTTTGCTTTTGAACACCTTGCTGATGATTCATGGCAAGATGCGTACCGTAGTGGTGAATTTGACACAAAGACGGTTGCGTGTGCATGGGATGAAAATGGTAAAGCAACTATGTATCAAATGGTTGATGGACCAAACCATACATACAAATGTGATTATGATGGCATGAAAGTGGTTGAAGACCGTATTCGTAATGGTTTGAGATTATTTGGCAAATACTATCAAGGGCTATGGGATTAAAATGGATTTAGAACAACTTGGTCAAGAACTAATTGCTGAGTTTGGTGACAGACTACCTAATCCAGAACAAGAACCAATTCGGTTCAAATATTATTTAAATTTGTTTTTCTATGAGAGGTACTTGAATGAGCAACGAGCAAGACAAAATCAAACACAGCAAACGCCTCCATAAAGAAGAATCTGCAATCAAGAAACAAGTTAAGATTGCTAAAGAGGTTCTAGGGCACCAATTCAATGATAAAGTTATCAGAGAACCACACCGATTGGCCAAACACCATGTTGCAAATTGTGGTGATCCAAAATGTGTATTGTGTATGAATCCTCGTAAGTCAATGGGTGAGAAAACAATTCAAGAACAACGATTTGAACAATCAGGATTATATGATGAGTGAAGAAGATTACGATATAGTGCTGGATACGTTACAGAATCAACGAGCAATTCTCTGGAAGATGACTGAATCCAACATGAATAACGACCTATTCAATATTATGGATCAAATTCGTTTAGAACAAATTGACCAACTGGATAAAGCAATCGTAATGTGGAAGGCAAGAAATGAGTAAAGTTGCATACCGAGAAAAGTATTGGTGGGAGAATTACCCACTACACAAATTATGGTGTAATGATTATCTACCGTTAGTACCTCGATTCACATATCGACCAGCAGACAAATACAATTCATGGGATGCAGGTGTACATTGGTTGTTTATTCGTATATGGACTATGAGTCACTTCAGTTTTGGTGCCGATATTGATATAAGTTTCAATAGAATTGGATTTGGTTTCATTCTGCCTTATCTCCGTGTGTTCATTGGTTTCAGTGAATTATATGGAACAACATTATATAAAATTTCTCGTATGTTATCGAGAGACCCCGAACCTATTCATTATGGAGATTAAAAATGAGTTTACTATCTTATGCTGAGAGTGAATTGGACCATATTGGTCTAACTGAAGAAGATGAATACAATGGAATGATGCGTAAGCACATCCTGCATATGATTAAAGAGTTTGCTGATGAAGGACATTCTGGTTTCTCTGCTCAATATGCAATTGATATTCTAAGCAAACTGTTGTCATTCAAACCATTGACACCGTTGACCGGTGAAGATGATGAATGGTGTGATGTTAGTGAATATAGTGGAACAACCACATATCAAAACAAGCGTTGTTCTTCCGTATTCAAAGAAGGTAAAGACGGTGAAGCATACAACATTGACGGCAAGGTCTTTTGGGAATGGTACAAAGATGAAGATGGCAATGCATTCAAATCATATTATGGTTGCCGTGATTCAAGAGTTCCTGTAACATTCCCTTACACCGTACCTGAGGAACCAATCTATGAGTACCGCCATTCGGATGCGGAACCAAAATCACCGCCACAAAATGAACAGGGTTTTCTATAATGCTTTCTATCTTTCACTATTGGTCTGCTAAAGAACGATTGGCGGAACATGAAAAAACCATCATGATGCTTGGCGGCGAATCTGAATGCCAACCAATGATTCTTGCACAGCGAGACATGGTTGAACTTGAAATGAAGTATTACAAGGAAGAAATGATGGACCTTCTATTTCAAACTGGTATGTTTCTTGGATTCTTGATGATTGCATTATCAACATACTATATTTTTTTTATCAAATATTAACCTGAGGAACTTATGAAACGCACAGCAACCTACAAAATGTCCAAACAACTCAAGACCATGTTGGCCTTGATGAAGTTTGAAACCACCGAAGAACGTTCACGATTCAAGCAACGTATGATTAACGCCGAGATTCATGCGTCAACAGTTGAACGTGTCTTGATTGGTGCCAAGGGTGGCAACGACTAAATATCACTCCATATTATTGAAAGGAAAATCATGTCACTCTTTGTTGAAGTTGAATCTGAAGAAAAAAACTGCAAGGTCATTGTCAACCTTGAATCAGTTATTGAAATTGCACCACTACGCACCGGTGGCTGCCACTTATTCTTTGCTGACTCTGCCGCTGTTGGTGGTAAGACTGCAATGAAAGTCAAAGATAACTATGTTATGTTCCAACAATTCGTATTGCAAACTGTATCAGAAGAAGATATCGCAAAACGTATTAAGAACCTACCACAAGTCGAAAAAGAACCCTATCCACGGTTTATTTCTGACGCCGAAGTAACACCAAACTCTCATGCAAACCCACCACCACAAGCGGAACAACCTCGTGGCCGTGGCCGTCCACCAAAAAGTAGCATGATGTCTACTGCTGACTTAGGTTAAACATAAATACCGGGTAATGACAATTATCCGGAGTTTACAATGGCATTAAAGAGTTTCAATACCTTTGCTGAGACATTAACAGAAGCAGCAAAGCCAAAAAAAGATAAAAACCACGCAAATTTTGACAAAAAGATTCTAATCATTGGTTATGGATCAGTCGGTCAAGCCATTCTGCCATTGGTTTTGAAGCACATCACAAACGATCCAAAGAAAGTTACTGTGATTGAGAAAGACAATCACGGTGCTCTTTTCCGTAAACGTAATGGTGGTAATGGTGTCAAGTATGTTAAGAAAGAGATTCTAAAGAATAACTTAGAATCCACACTAAAACAGTATACAGAACCTGGTTCTTTTATCATTGACGTATCTTTGAACATTGCCGCACACGCCATCATTGAATGGTGCTTGCAGAATGATGTAATGTATATCAATACCTCTCATGAACGTTGGGGTGATATGCAAGACGAAAAGATTCCAAAGATGGAAGAACGCACATTGTTCCACACTCACAACCATATGCGTGAGATTGGTGCAAAATATCCAAATGGTCCAACTATCTGTGCAACCTCTGGTGCAAATCCAGGTTTGGTTACACACTTAACCAAGTCTGCACTATTGAAGATTGCTGAAAACACTGGTCGTAAAGTTGAAGAACCAACCGATAAAGAGGGTTGGGCACAACTAATGAAGAAACTAGGTGTTGAAGTTGTCCATGTTGCAGAACGTGACACACAAATCATTGACAAACCAAAGATGAAAGATGAGTTTGTCAATACATGGTCTGTTGAGGGTCTATGGGCAGAGGGCCGTGCACCATCTGAATTGGGTTATGGTACACATGAACCAAAAGAATTGGAAGATGGTACAATCCAAGGACCTGCCGCATTTTTGCACAAACCAGGTCTTTCTGTTTTAGTTAAGTCTTGGGTTCCAAATGGCGGTCCATACAATGGTTTCTTGGTGCAACACTCAGAGGCTGTGACCATCTCTCAATACTTTGAGACTGCTGATGGTAAGTTCCGTCCTTCAGTTTACTATTGCTATCAACCAACTGATGGTACACTAGCATCTATCCACGAATTGCGTGGTCGTGAATTGGACAAACAAACCAAAGAACGTATTGTCAAAGACGAAATCATTGCTGGTATGGATGAACTAGGTGTTCTATTGATTACTAAGTCTGGTAAGTCTTACTGGCACGGTTCTCAATTGGACATTAAAGAAGCACGCCGTTTGATTCCTGGTGAAAATGCTACATCACTACAAGTTGTTGCAAATCTATTAGGCACAATGATGTGGGCTATCCAAAATCCACGTAAGGGTTACACAGAACCTGAAGCAATGGATCACAAAGTTATTCTTGAACATGCTATGCCTTATCTTGGTCCTGTGCCATTTGTACCAACAGATTGGCGTCCAGAAGAAGATAAGAACACTATCTGGCCAAGAAAACACAACAAGAAATCACCAAACGCACTGGAAAACTTCAGAGTTTGGAACTAAAAGTTAAAGTATATTATGAAGTTTTTGAAAGATACGCAAAATTATATCATTGAGGACTACAGGTCCAATAAGTTTAGATTCTTTTTAGAATGCTTTTCTTGGACCTGTAGTATTGTTACCTCAATCATCTTTGCAATTACAATCCCTAACATCCCAGTTGTACCTTTGTATAGCGTTTTCATTGCCGGATGTTGTTCTACCCTCTACTGTGCATGGACCCGTGGATCATTTGGTCTGATGCTCAACTATTCTTTCCTTGTCACAATTGACGCCTTTGGATTAATCCGTTATCTGTTGAGTTGATATGCGTAATACCTGGAGACTGTGGGCCAAGGCACTAGGCGAAAAAAGTGGCAAAACTGATGATGAATCCAATAAAATTGCTTGCATTCGTACTGTAATTGTGTTATCCTATATCACTACAAACCTTTTTATTATAGCCGGAGTAATCCGACACTGGTGATATATGAATTCAAAAGAGAAAGAAATCCTCGACATTACGCAAGAAGAATGTGCAGAGGTAATTGTTGCTATCAGTAAGATTAACCGATTTGGTATAGACAACTTTAAACCTGGTAAACCTAAGACCAATCGAGAGCATCTAGCAGAAGAACTAGGTGACCTGCAAGCAATGATTGACCTATGCATTCAGTTTAATCTGGTAGGAAGTGAACAAGTAAGTATTGCAGCAGACAACAAAATTGCTAAACTCAAGCAATGGTCTAACATTTTTTATGAATAAATTATGATTACATTGAATACAGAATACGCTAGTATTACCTCAAGTACGCCAGCACCATCATATCCAACTGGCAGTTCTAACCAAATAACTTTTAACCTTCCGACATATAGTATCTCAATTTCAAAACCTGTATCATATGAGTTCCGTGTGGCTGAATATTATTCAGACATTCCAGAAAATGTTGTGAAAGTTGGACTACAGGTTCAAGTATATGAACACAACCAATATGGTAGTTCTACTGTATTAAAAAGTTGGACTGATGTTGAACGAGTTAAGGTGAAACTATGAACGAACGAATAAAAGAACTTGGCAAACAGGCTGAAGAATATGCTTTTGACGAACTGGACAAACTGCAAGGTCCTGTTGAAATGAGTATCAGTAAGCGAGTATTTGACCAATCGTTTAGGGAAAAGTTCGCCGAGTTGATTGTTCGGGAGTGTATTGAAAAAGGTAATGTTTTAATGAAGCATTATATCAATAATCATTCTGAACAAAAACAGGTCTTTTTATTGACTGCTATTGCTGATTATTCAAATGAAATTGAAAAACATTTTGGAGTTGAAAAATGAATATCTTTTATCTACACCCCGATCCAGTAATTTGTGCACAACAACATGCGGATAAGCACCTGATTAAAATGGTCTTGGAATATAGCCAACTCTTGTCCACAGCGCACCGGGTGATTGACGGTACCGAATCTACAGGCAAGTCTGCTTCTGGTCGTATGATGCGCCGGTGGGTTCTTCCTGATGACCGTGAAGGTAAACTATACAAGGCAACTCATATCAACCATCCTTCTGCCATATGGGTACGTAAGTCGTATGCCAATTATGTGTTTCTGTGGAAATTGTTAGAAGCACTTTGCGCCGAATACACCTATCGATATGGTAAAGTTCACAAGTGCCAAGAATCTGGTCTTGTTGACGAACTAATGTACCCACCAATGAACATTCCTGCACATGTAGAATTCACAGAACCCACACCTGCGATGCCTGATAGTGTCAAAGTTGCCGGTAGTTCCATCAAGTCATATCACAACTATTACATAAATAATAAACAGCACCTAGCCAAATGGTCAGGTAAGATTAACTCTCGTAATGTCCCGGAGTGGTTTCATGCCCCGTTATGATTTTTTAAACAAAGACACAGGTGAAGTAGAAATTCACACTATGTCATACACCAAATTGGATGAATTCAAGGAATCCAATCCACATCTTGAACGGCACTTTGCCGCAGAAGATTTGCCAGTCATGTCTGATGGCTCACGACTAAGCACTCCTGGTATCGGTAAACCAGATTCCAGTTTTGAAAAGTATGTTATCC